ACCCTCAGTGTATATTTGATTTTGTGGTGTAATCCAAGGTAAGAATAAAATATCTAATCCACCAATATTAACATCAGTTGGATCTTCATATATTTTTATTTTATCAGATCGACCATCAATAAGTTCTCTTAATGAATTTACATCATTTGTATTTTTAAAAAAAATATCATGATTACCTACAAGACAATGAAAGTCTAACTTCATATGATTTATTGGCAACATAAATCTTTCTCTAAACTCTTTTGCAGTTTTGATAGATACGTATTTTCTTCTATCCATTAGATCGCCTAAGTGAATAACTGTTTTAATATTGTGTTGTTGTAAATAGGGAAAGAAAACTCCCTCGTAAAACTGAAACATATATTCTAGAAAAAAAGAATTATCATTTCTTGCACCAAAGTGCGAATCACATAATATAGCAACTTTCATTAATCGTCCATAAACTCCTCAAGGCCTGATGGTCTCTGTGATTTTTCTTTTTCTTTTGTTTTATATACAGGTTCATCAGGTAGTATTATAGTAGGATCAAATCCATGAATACTATAGTTTGTTGAATCCATAGGTAAAACATCATGTGTGCGGTATTCTTCTTTTTCAATTATCTTATGTTTAATATGTGTTTGTTTTTTCTCTTTTTGTATTCTTCTTATGAATGCAAAGTATATTATTTGTGTGAAATACGCAAAAGGATTATTGGATTTATTAGGGTCAAAATTGTAAACATATTGTAAACAATTTTCTATTCCGTCTGAAATCATTTCATCTCGATAAGTATAATTTATGAAGTTAGGTCTAAACGATAAACCATTCGCAATCTTTAAAAAACACTCACCAACGTAATCTGGTACTGGTGGCATATTATCGCCAACTGCTTCTGCATCCTTACACATTTTTTTAAACTTTTTCATTTCTTCTAAAAGTTTTTTATTATCTACATAATGTTGTGGATTTTTTTTGGTTTTTGCCATGTCATAATCTATCACTTTATGGGATAAAAGTCAACAAAAAAATATTTTTAGTGTAGGATTTTTTTCTTAACAGATTTTAAAGGTTCTAAAGCCTCTAGGTATTTTTTAACTTCTTCTTCGTCAAAGTCTTCACCCAACTCATTATAATCTCTTGCTTCCCAATCGTGAATTTTAAGTTCTTGTTTTTCGCCTTGTTCAAGTTGTCTGTAGTAAAAAGTTTTTAAACCTTCAGATGCAGACATGATAGTTGTAATTGAATCTTTTCTTACTTTACATATTTTTTGTTCAGTGTAAGGATACAACCATCTTGATAATGTTAAAGACTCAACAATACCTCGTTTAGTTGCTCTAGGAATTGTTAACATTTTCATTGGATTTTCTATTGATATATAATCACCAACGTCTTTAACAACGTTACATATTACTTCTTCGCCTGAATTAAATTTTATTATTTGTTGTGACATATGTTTACCTTATCTATTTTACAATAAATACAGCGTATCTATTTTATATGTAAAACTTTCCTCGTTGTATATATTTATTCTTTCCTCAAAGTGTAATAGTGTGTAATTCTTCTTTCCTTTATATGATAAATCATCGCAGATATCATAAATTAAAACGGAATCTTTACTTGTGGACTTACGCAACCCACGGCCAATTGATTGGAGCACACGTATTCTGCTTTTACTTGGACTTGCGAACACGATGTTATTAAGATTAGGAATATTAATACCAGTAGAGAAAGTACCATATGATGCAATAATGATTGAATTATTTGAATTGTTAACAAGTTCTCTAACCTTCTCTCTATCTTCAGCACTTGTGCCTCCATGTACATAATGAGTATTATCACCTTTCATCATATCGTATAATACATTACCATGTTTTTCGACTAACTGAAATAGACATAGAGTGTTGCCTTTCAATTTTTTACATAAATTAGTGATAAAATTATTTCTTTTATTGTGACTAACAAGAAAATTTATTTCTTCAGAATATTTATGATCCTTTACTTGTTTACTTTCATTCTCGTTGTATTTAAGAACGATACAATTTGCATTCAGTTGTGCCAATGTTTTTTTATCCATAAGTTCTTTTGTAGAGATAACTTTTTCTACTTTTCCAAACAAACCTTCTAATACTAATCTATGTGTTTGTGTTCCGTCAAGTGTTCCTGTAAATCCAAAACGATAAGGACAATCTTCTAATTTTTCCATAATGTTAGTTAATGACTTTGCTTTAAATGTATGTGCTTCATCACCAAAGATACACTCATATTGATCAAAATATTTTTTATTAAGTTTATATAAAGATTGCCAAGTTGATATAACCACAGATTTATCTGTTTGTTTATCATGACCAGAGTAAATTTTATGTATGTTACTTTCAGTCCAACCATATGAAATAAAATCATTTGTCATTTGTTCTACAAGTGAAGTTGTCGGTACTAATATCAATATTTTTTTATTCATCATTCTATAGTAACGCACTAAACAATATATGATATATGATTTACCTGACGCAGTAGGTGATAACAATAATCCTCTTGATTTTTCTATTGCTGTGCATATTGCATTGAATTGATAATCTCTGGCATCAAAAGGTATTTTTAATGATTTAATAAATCCCTCAACATCTTTTGGATCTATAGATTTATTATCTTTTACATTATCATGTAGAATATATTTTAATTCATTGTTTTTAAAAAAGTCCTCTAGATAAGATAATAAACCAACATAAATTTTATTTGTTTTTTGAGAGAATAAACGAATTTTGCCATCCCATATTCTATTACGATATGCTGGCATAAATTTAGCACCTGGCACTTCAAACTCAAAAAAGGAACTTAGTTCTTTTGAGACATGTGGTTCACATTCAACTTGTAAATGAACATCATTTATTTTGTGAACAAATATTATATTTTTATTTCTATCTTGTCTTAACTTCCATTGTATCCAATCGCCGTATCTTGCAGGTTCTTTTTTGTCTAACATTATTAAACCATTCCAGCTTCAAACTTTTTCCATTCAATAGCATTTTTAATATCCCACCCTCTTGCCTGTACTGACTTTAGTACATGATCAATATATTTTGTTGTTGTCTCTAAATATATAATTTTATTTTCTGCATCAATAATATCTTTATCAGACTCTATGTAAATATGTAAATCATTTTTTAATACTTTAAGATCAAATGGTTTAGTTACATAAATTTTTGCGTCTGCTTTACCGCCATAGTATTCCCACTTTTCTTTATATAAAACTTTATATTCACCTTTTGCCTTTGCAAGTAAAAAATCAAAGTTAGTTTTGTAATCAATAAACTTTGCATACAATTCTTGATTTCTTAAAGACTCTGTGTCTAAGTGATCTTTATCTACGGGTAATTCTTTGTAAACGATTTGTTTTAATTCATCTAAGGTCATAATAAGTATCCTAACATAATATTAACTAAAAGTCAATTATAATGTGATTATTTCGTAATATTTATATGTAAATTCTGATGTTGCTTTTATGTAAGTAACATCTGTTTCTTCTTGTGTAAACTCTAACGCTGATAATGTTGTTGGGTATAAATCTTCAAATCTTACTTCAACTAAAGGATTATTTTTATTTGAAAGTATTGTTAATGTTGCATCTGAAAACATTGGGTTAGCAGGTGTTTGTAGTTGTACTTTACCGATATCGTTAGTAGTATCTTTTCTTGTAACGTTTGATGTGTTTGATGTTGTACTTCTATGTGTTGCGAATTGTTGTCTTGACTTAGGAAATCCAATCGCTAATAACCAGTTATGTAATTCAATATAATTTTCTAAGTTTTCTGACACTTGAAACCCTATTGTTAGATTATCAAATGTTAGTTCGTCACCCTGTACAGGTATTGGTTTAAATGGTGTAGGAAATATTGTTTCCCCTAAACTAATACCAGGTAGATTACAATTAGTTACAAAAAACTCAACTTTAGGTATTTGAGTTATTGTAAATTTAAACTGTGTAGGACTTACGTAGTCCATTGTTGTTGGTTGTCTTGAAACTGTCGCCATGATATTATTTAGTAGAAATAAAAAAGGGGGCCGAAGCCCCCTCTAATTTTTGTTGTAATCGAGATTACATTAAGTTTGCAACTTTAACTCTTCTGTAATACTTGTTAGTATTTGCAACGATTGTGATCGCTCCATCTTCACCTGCGGCTCTTTGACCTAGGTGGAATGGGTTTGCAGCGATACCGTATCGAGTTTTAAAGCCAATCTTTGGTTGGAATGTGTTCTCACCAACTGCTCTCACCATTTGTAGTGGAACATATGGGCAATAGAACATACCAGCATCATAAGGTGATGTACCTTTGTAACCAACAATGTAGTATTGTGAAGCAGATACGTTTGCAGCATATGGATCTACATATACTCTGTATCTACCGTTTAATACACCAGCGAAAGTTGTTGATGTATCATCTACGTTTAAGTTAGTTGATAATGCAGGTGTGTAATCAAGAACACCAGCCATTTGAAGTGCAGAAGCAACATCAGCAGATGTGATGATGATGTTTCCTTTACCTCTACGTGTCTGTTGACCGATTGCGTTTGCATCTCTCTCAAGTCCAAATAAAAGTCCTTTGAACTTTTCTACAGACCAACGACCGTTTGAGTCTGTGTCTAAGTCAAAGATACCTGCGTTTGTTGTATTAACTTGAGCACCTTTTACAGCTGATACATAGATGTTTCTTATAACTTCTCTGTTAATCTCTGTTAAGATTTCTGCTGATAAGATGTTTGCAAGCTCAGTTTCAGCGTCTAAACCATGGATTGCTTTAAGATCTTGTGCAAGTTCCATTGTGTATTCTGCTTTTAGAGCTCTTGATACTGCTGTTACAGTATGTTTCTCGATTGAGAATGCCATTTCTGCGAAAGCGTCAGCTGTAGTATCACCTAAAGCTTCTGCCTGTGCAGTTGTTTGACCAGTAGCAGATGTGTAAGTTCCAGCAGGTGAATCGTTAAGAACAGCAGGGTTAGTACCTGACTGATCACCGGCACCTGTGTCGCCTGCAGCGTCTTGGTTAGAAAGAAATGGAATTTCTTCATCAAATAACGCTTGTGCGCCTGCTTGTGATTTTGCTCTTGCTCTCATTGCAAAGATAAGACCTGTTGGGCCAGTCATTGGCTGAACACCACAGACATCGTATGCAATAAGGTTTGGCATTGATTGTCTTACTAATGAAATTAGGATTGGGTCCCAATTGTCAATTGAAGAACCAGTTGCGTTTGTTGGTGCAGCTTCACCTAAGAACGCTCTGTCTTCTCTTAACGCTTTTTCTTGGTTTTCCAAGATGACAGTAGTAACAGCTCGTCTGTAGGCATCATCGATCTTTGGTAATTCGGGATGCTCAAGGACTGGCTGCCACTTCTCTTGTAAGTTTTGTGTTTGAAACATTTGTCTCTCCTCTTATATCTTACTATTTATTATTTCGCACTCTTGACTGTTCTGCCAATTGCAGACATATAGGCTGCAATTGAACTGTCTTCGTTCAAGTCCTCTACAGCGGTGCCAGTTTCTACTTCATCATGTGTTTCGGTTTGAACCTTCTGTTTTGGGAAGTAGGATTCTTTAAGTGTATTTAACTTTTCAGTGTAAACACCCTCTTCAGTGTATTCTACGTCTTGAGCAAGAGACTCAAATTTTTCAATTTCTGTATCGGTTAAATCAGATGTAACATCTTTAATAACCTTTTCCTTGATTAGTGATCCGTTAGATTTTTTAGATTCAACAACTTCTTGAATTGTTTTTTCTAACTTTTCTTCTAATTTAGAAATTTTATCAGCTTGTGCCTCAAGTACATCGTACTTTTCGTCAGGCACATCGATGTAATGATCTTCAAACAATGTTTTTAGACCTGAGATGAAATCTTCAGCGATTTCGCCTTTGAGACCACGCTCAAGAGCAAGTTCGTTTTCTTTCATCCACTCTTCAACGACATAGTTTAAATAGTTATCAACTTTGTCTGTTAAAGTTTCGTGTACATCAGCAACTTCAGTTCTTAATTCTGACTGATATTCTTCTTCTAATCTTTTGATCTCTTCTCTGATCTTAGATTTTACAGCAGTTTCAAAAATTGTTGCAGCTTTAACTTTAAATTCTTCTGAAAGATTGCTATCAGATGATAGTAATGCGTCAACGTGTTCTTTAACGTTTACAGATGCTAGTCTTTCTTCAGTCTTTGCATCTTTCTCGTCATCGTTTGGATGACCCATTTCGGAATGATAAGCAGCATGAAGTTTTTCCATTTTGCCTTTAGTCATCTTGTCCATTCCGTTCATCATCTCTTTATACATCTCATCTTTGGTCATGTTCATAGCGTTCTTCATGTAAGTTGCATATAATTCAACCATGTCGTCTTTTTTCATAGACTTCATAGCCTTCATCATATCCTCTTTCATCTTGTCATGATCCATTTCCTTATGCATACCTTCCATACCACTATCAGCATTCATTTCGTCCTCATCTTTATCGTGAGCGCCAGCTTTTAGTTTTTTCTTGTCCTCATCGTCTTCATGAGCACCTTCTTTATGGACTTTTTCCATTTTATGGACTTTTTCCATTTTATGGACTTTTTCCATTTTATGCATAC